GTCCGTAGTGGACACGCGCAGCGACAAGGAAAATCACCTTGAGATCGAGACGGATACCGACTCGGTCGAGATCGTTCTAGCCAATGTCGGCGCCCTCGAAGCGGACATGAAGCAGTGGATCAACGGGAAGCTTATCCACCACTGCGACGGCATCGAGTACCTTTCCCCGCCCGAGAAGATGGGGCTCGCGTGCGGCTGCCCGCCCTCGTTCAAGGAGCGGCAGAACAACGCGAAGGAGTACCGGGGCCCGTCGCCGAGTATCAAGATGCTGTTCCGCCTGATGGGCGCCGAAGATCTCGGCCTGATCGCGTATCAGTCCGGCTCGTGGAAGTTCGCTGAGATGCTTCAGCACTACGCGAAGCAGATCGACGGTATCGGCGCCGGTCGCCCCGTAGTCGCCACGTTCCGGCTCGAACTGGTCGAGTTCATGTCCAAGACGGTCGGAAAGGTCAGCTACCGCAAGCCGACGCTTGAGAACATCCGTCCCTACAACGAGGCAGTAGCGGAGTAGCTATGAACGAGCCGGTTCCTTCGGCTTTCGTACTCCGCGAAACCATGAGGGGCGCCACGGATGAATTTCTGCGGCGCCCTTTGTGGGAGTTCAAGCCAATCGAGCGCCGAGCGGTTCTAGCGGAGCGCGCAAAGCGTTGGGGCGTTCCCGACGCTGAGAACGACTTTGACCCTGAATACCACTGAGGAGAGACAGTGATCGAGGTTACCAAGACGCAGGTCATTGACGCCGTTGCGGCTGTCGTGAACGAGCGGCCGGAGTACGTCTACGCCAATCCGGCGGGCAAGGTCGCCGGTTCCATCCTGTGTAACTGCTACTACGTGCACCGGGACGCAGAGGGTAACAACTACGCCGGTTGTCTGGTCGGCGCAGTGCTCGAACGGCTCGGCGTCGCACTCACGGACATTCTCGAGTGTGGCAACTCCACTGCGGCTCGCGAGGTGGTGCCGCAGTTGCTCGACCTGGGCAACCGCGATGACAACTCGTTCGCGGTGGACTACCTCGGTTATCTCCAGGGTGAGCAGGACAACGGCGCTACCTGGGGTGCCGCGCTGATGCGTGCGGAAGCGGCTTTCGAGCTCGTCACCGCCTGATCAGTGTTCCGAAGCAATCGAAGGAGAGAGAAAATGGCTAAGGCGACTACGAAGACTGAGACCAAGAAGGTTGTCACCCTCGAACTGACCGAGGATGAGGCCACTGCGCTTCGCGTGGTCACCGGCTCGATCGGTGGCGTGTCTGATCTCCGGGTCCACACGACCGCCGTTTACGAGGCTCTGGGCAAGGCGGGTATCCTCTCGGCTACCGCGCTCGGTACCAAGCTGTCGGGCCAGATCAAGACTGCGATGCAGACGCAGGAGAAGCCGAACACCCGGTCGAGCGCGTACGACGATTACATGCGCGCAATCTACGGCCCGTCGTACAACTCGACGACCTACGGCCTGTTCGGTCGCCTGTAATGGGCAAGCGCGGGGTAGTCACGGACTACGCGGGCGCTGAGCTCTACGCGGGTGATCTGGTGGCCTACGCGGTCCGTCAGGGCAACCGGGTGCGCATGTCGGATGCCGTGGTTCTGAAGGTGACCGCACGCAAGGCAGGCGGGCGGCTCGTCCCGATGCTGGCCGTTCGGCCGACCGGCGATGAGTCCGGATTCACCCGGCGCCGTTCCGGCCGCTCGGTTTGGATCAGCGCCGAGCATGTCCGGCTGGTCAGCCCGGATCACGCAGAGGTGGACACGCCGAGTCACATTCGCTGGTAAGCACTAGGGGACCGGTTAGCTTCGCGGCTAGCCGGTCCCTTTCCTTTTTCAGTCCACTCACGTGAGGGTATTCAATGCTGCTGAGTAAGGACAGCTCACACGTACCGGGCGACGTCCGGGCGTTGGGCGCAGGGGACTGGATCACGTTCGTTCCGTCCGCTGAGGCGTGGTCGAAGTATTGGGACGCCATCGGCGTAGCCGTATGCCGTGGCGCAGAGCTAAGGATCAGGTATTCCACGATGTGAGATTTGCGGCGTGCCCAAAGCCGATGAGGAGTTTCTAGCCGGTAAGGCTAAGAAGCGCTCTAGGGCGTGCGCAGCGTGCAGAAAGAAGCGCCGTGCACAGCACATCCGGGATTACTACCGGAAGATGCCATCAGACCAGCGCAACACAGTGACGATGCGGAGACGGGCCGATGCCTACGGAGTCAGATCTGAAGACTATTCTCGCGCGGATATCCTCCGCCGTTGGCGCTTTGAGTGCTGCTATTGCGGAGCTCGCGCAGAGCATCTTGACCACGTTCACCCGCTTAGTAGAGGTGGCGAGGATGTTATTGCAAACATCGTGCCCGCCTGCTCACCCTGCAACCTTTCGAAGGGGGCGAAGAGCCTCGCTGAGTGGGCCCTTACTTGGGCCGGGGAAGTCAACCTGTAGGGCGAGAGTGTAGAAGGGAGAGCTAATGCAGTTCGTTGACGTGCTCGCGCACTTCGATGGGGTGGGCGAGCACGCAGACGGCGGGTACCTCGCTGTTTGCCCTGCGCACGACGATTCCCGCCCGAGTCTTAGGATATGGAGGGGCGATGACAACAAGGTTCGGCTTACGTGCCGCGCCGGGTGTGACACTGACGCTGTCCGCTCGGCGGCGGGTCTCGAATGGTCAGATCTCTTTAACGCCAGTGGTGACGGTGCGACTGTTCCGGCGGCTAAACCGGCTGTTGTGGGTATCGGTCACACGGCGTCTCTAGCGGCCTACGTGGTCCGCGCGTCTGCCGAGTTTCACAACGCTGCGTCACAGGTTGGGCGCGATGCACTCGCGTACGCGCTCGACCGGTTCGGCATCGACGCCGAGCACGCCGAAGAGCTGTTACTAGGCGCGGACGACGGTATGAGCGTGCCTAACTTCGCCTACCGGTCCCGTGCGTTCACCCGGTTTCCCCGGTTGGTCGTGCCGCTCGTCAACTTCGTGGGCACGGTGCACGGTTTGCAGGGTCGAGACTTGTCCGGCGCTTGCCCCGGCCGGTGGGTGTCGCTCACCAATCCCGATATGGCCCGCTGGGGCGCGTACGGCGTGTTTCGCGGTCACGGTGGCTACGGGGTAACCCTCGTCACTGAAGGGCCCGGAGACGCGCTGACAGCGGTTTCCGTCGGGTATGACGCACTGGCCATCCGTGGCGCTGCGCTGGCAGGCTCACCGGAGCTCATTGCGGAACTCGCGGAGGGTCTGAAGGGCTCGCAAGTCATCGTGTGCGGTGACCTCGACTCGGCCGGTTCCGGGTTCAGTCAGCGGCTCGCGGAAGGGCTCGCGCGTTTCGGAATACAAGTGTTCACAATTGATCTTCCGCAAGGGCTCGGCAAAGGCGGTGACCTGACCGATTGGCGCATGTGGCGACGCGAGACGTTCGCGGCCGAGTTGCACGCTGCGGTCAAGGCCGCTCGTCCGAACGAGCTAGCCACTGCGGCGAAGCAGGGCGAGATCCTGTCTGCCCGCACCGGCACCGACACCGTGTCGGCGGACCAGGGTAAGGACGCTGCGGCCATTCTCGGCGCGCTGCTAGAGCGGTACGGCGACAGCGACGCGATGAACGCTCACGCCCTGGTGGCGTGGTCTGAGGGCCGTATTCGGTACGCGGCAGGGCTCGGCTACTTCGTGTGGAATGGCCGCGTGTGGGAGCGCAGCGACGTCAAGGTGAGGCAGGAGATTCACCGGATGGGCGCCGCGCTTGTGCTCGCGGGCAAGACGCATGAGGCGCGCGGGTTCACCATGACCAGCCGGATTGACGACCTGATGACGGAACTACGCAGCGTGCCGAGCGTTCACGTCCACCTCGACGATTTCGACGCACAGCGGCACCTGCTCAGCTTCCGGAACGGCACGGTAGATCTGCGTTCGGGCGTGCTCAGGCCGCACGATAAGGCAGACCTGATGACCTACTGCCTTGACCTCGACTTCCGGCCGGAAGCCACGTGCCCGCGATGGGATGGGTTCCTTACGGAGATCTTCCCGGGCGCCCCGGAGCTCGCGGCGTACATGCAACGGCTCACGGGCTACGGCATCACGGGCAACGTGGATGAACAGTGTTTCGCTGTGCTCTGGGGAAAGGGGGCGAACGGTAAGAGTGTTCTCACGGACACGCTAACGTCCGTCTTCAGCCGGATCACGGTTACTACGCCGTTCGCCACGTTCGAGGATAAGCCGAGCGGCGGAATCCCGAACGATCTCGCAGCGCTGCGAGGTTCCCGACTCGTCATGGCGAGTGAGGGTGAGGCGGGCAAGCTGATGAGCGAAGCGGTTCTGAAGCGCATCACCGGTAAGGACAGGGTTACGGCGCGCTTCCTGCGTCAGGAGTTCTTCAGTTTCTCGCCCACGTTCCTAATCATGCTCGCCACGAATCACAAGCCGAAGTTTAAGAGCCAGGATGAGGGACTTTGGCGCAGAGTTAAGCTCATTCCGTTCACGCGGTATTTCGCTCCGCATGAGCGGGATTACGATCTCGACCGGAAGCTACTCGCTGAGGCGGAGGGCATTGCGGCGTGGGCGGTCCGGGGCGCTGTCGAGTGGTATCAGAACGGGCTCGGCGACCCGGATTGCATCGTGGATGCCACGAAGGAATACCGGGCCACTGAAGACGCCATGGCGGGTTTCTTCCCGGGCATCATCGAACCGGCCGACGACTCGGAGAGGATCAGCGGGGCGGACGCATTCAATCGCTACCTAGAGTGGTGCGAGGATGAGAACCTTCCGCAGAAAGAGCGATGGACGCGCCGCGCGTTCTACAGCTACATGGAAGAGCGGGGAGTGACCCGCCGGAAGATGAATACCGGCATCGCTCTAATCGGGGTGCGCTTCGCTGCGCCTCCCGCTCCGGTCACCGGTCCGGGCATCTTCGGAGGGTGATACGCAGGGCCGCTCCGCGGTAAGCAAACGTGCAGGTCAGAAGGGGTCTCGCCAATGCCGGCGAGGCCCCTTTTTGCGTGCCCGGACGGGGCAGGGAAGTCACCCTGTGGGGGAGCGGTAGAGAGGAGGTCGCATGCTCGAATTGGTGTTCCCGCTAGGCGGGGAAGCGGTACCGGTGCACGTGCCAGAGAACGACGATGACCTACGAGAGTTCCGCCGTTGGTTTATGGAAGCCAGCGCACGCGGACCGATCGCACTCGACACAGAGACAACCGGGCTCGACATTTTCAGTCCGGGCTACCGGCTGAGAACCGTTCAGTTCGGCGACGAAACGCAAGCATGGGTGATCCTGTGGGAACTCGGCGGGCACTTCGTTAACGCGGTTCTCTGGGCGCTGCGGATGGGCTCGGCGTTCACGATCCATAACGCGCCGTTCGATTGGCTCGTCTTGGATACGCACGCGGGAATCACGGTCGAAGAGCTCGCGCGCAAGACGGTAGATAGCCGCATCCTCGCTATCCTCGTTGACCCGAGACAGCCGATGGAAGGTGGCGTAGGGACGGCCCTAAAGCCGCTCGCTGCCCACTACATCGACCCGAACGCCCCGGACACGCAGGCTGGTCTACAGGCCGAATTCAGGGCCATCGGGGCGACCAAAGAAACGGGCTGGGCCCGTATCGACCTGTGGAACCGGCTCTACCTCGCTTACGCGGGTGGAGACGTAATTCTCACAGCGCGCGTCCGGCGCATCCTCGAAGCGATCCACGCACAGCGGCGCATCCGTCCGGCGCTGACGGCGTATGAGCACGAGATAGCCCGGATATGCACGATCATGCAACGTACCGGGCTAGTGCTCGATCAGGCGTACGTCGCCGAGCTCGACGAGCGGCTGAGCGCCGAAGAGGCGAAGTATTCGGCCGTGGCTCGACAGTTCGGCGTTACCTCGGTCAACAGCTCTGACCAGGTTGCCGAAGCGCTGCAAGGCATGGGTGTTCACCTGACTGAGAAGACGGACGGCGGGGCGTGGAAGGTTGATAAGGCCATCCTTACCTACCTCGCTGGCCTGACTCTGAAGGGCGAGCCGATCGAGGGCGCGGAACGCAACCCGCTCGCCTATGCGGTCTACCGAGCGAAGCGCGCGGGCAAGTGGCGCACGACGTACGTGCAGACGTTCCTAGACACCGTGGACAGCGCGGGGCGCATTCACCCGTTCATCAACACGTTGCAGGCGCGCACGGGCCGGATGAGCATCACTCGCCCGGCGCTGCAAACCCTGCCGTCCGGGGACTGGATGATCCGGCGGGCGATGCTCGCGGACCCCGGACACGTCATGATCTCCGTGGACTTTACGGCGGTCGAGCTCCGCGTGTTGGCAGCGCTGGCGGACGTCCGGGCCATGAAAGAGGCGATCAACGCAGGGAGGGACCTGCACGACTTTACGGCTGAACTGGTTTACGGAGCGGGTTTCACTACTGGGCACCGCAAGATATGTAAAGGTGTGGGTTTCGGCAAGGTCTACGGCGGCGGGGCGTTCACGATCGCTCGCCAGACCGGAGCGGACCAGCGCGACGTAGAACACGCGCTGAAGGTGTATGACCGGGTTTACCCGGAGATCAAACGTGCTGCCCGCCGTTGGGAGCGCGAGGCGCGTGCACTTGGCATGGTCACAGTGACCCCAACCGGGCGTTACCTGCCACTCGACCCGAAACGGGCATATGCGGTAGTCAACTACCAATGCCAATCGACGGCCCGGGATTGTTTGGGACAAGCGCTTATCGAAATGGACGAAGCAGGACTGTTGCCCTACTTGCGACTTCCCATTCATGACGAGGTGTTGGCCAGCGCACCCAAAGCGGAAGCAGCGGACATAGCGCGCGAGATCGCACGATGCATGACTATGAACTTGTCAGGGGTGCCGATCGATGCTGACCCTGAGGTCGGAGGGCTGAGCTGGGGGTCCCTATACGGGGCTGCTTTGTAAACGGTGACCTGCGTCACACATATTTTTACAGAGGGACCGGGCGCGTTTCGGACATCTGCGGACGAGCGGGCCGCATTCGATGCGCTTCGACAACCGGCGCCGTGCATAGCCGGGTTATATATCACCTAACGGCTGGTCAGAAAGTACAGCCCAGAACATGAGCGCGTGTTTGCCATTGCACGGCATGTAAAAACCGCGTAAGTTTCTCGCCAGTGGGACGCACTGACCGGGGTGGGACCGGAACAGAGCGTAGCGAGGCGGCTAGCTGTGAGCCGCCGGGAAAACGGGTGTGCTGAGCGCCATGGGCACACCGACCGAACCACTGGCGTAAGTCAATCGAAATCATCAAGGGAATAGAGGGTATTTGATGATGGACGTTCTTACGTTCGAAGACGTCCGCGCCGCTCAGAACGGCGACGGAACCGCACTCAAGGCCGTTTTCAAGGCACTTGAAGGGCGTACGAACAAGATTGCCACCGACGGGGCTAAGCGCATGGGCTACGGGTTCGCGGACTTCCGCGAAGAGTTCGCGCTGCGAGCGACTGAAACGCTCTGGGAATACCTCGGCAATTTCGATGGGGACACCCTCGACCACTTTTATGCGTTCGCGTGGCGGACGATGCACGGTGCGGTCACGGACGCCGTTCGGGAATACAAGTGCCCCGGCGGTGACAAGGGAACGCTTCAGGAGTTCGCCCGGTGGGTCGGACTGTGCGAGGGAGACGCGTACGCCGCTGAGGCTCGTTGCCAGGGTGAGGCACCGGCCGGGTTCGAGCGGTTCGGGGCCGACCGTGCCCGCGCTGCCCGCATGGCATGGGTGGGGGATCTCTCGCTCGACGCTCCCGCGCCGGGTGGCGACTCGGACAGCGGCATGACCTACGCCGAACTCATCGCGGATCGCGCGGATGTCTCGGTTGATCTGATCGAGCCGGGCGACATCACCGCCTACGAGCGGGAGCAGGCGCGTACGCGGGTTCACGCTGTGCTCGACGACATGGGCGAGAATCAGGCCGAAGTGCTGCGGTGCACGTTCGGTATTCAGGGGCGGCCGGTTTTCGCCACTGCGCGCGGAGAGAACCAAGATGCCGAGCTCGCACAGCGCATCGGCGTGCGGGATGCTCAGGCCGTACAGAAGACGCGCACGACGGGCTACCTGGCCTTTGCCAAGCGGTGGGCGAAGGATGAGGAGGACTCGGACGCGTGGATGGACGCTTACCAGGCTGAGCGCGACCGAAACAAGCGGTCGCTTCGGATAGCTGCCTAACTTACTCTCAGGTCAGAACCAGTCCACTCACGTGAGTGGACTGGTTTTCTGTTTCCCGGGGAAGTCAACCTGTCTCCGTATGGGGGCGCGAGAGTCGCGCGGAGAGGCAGGCATATGAAGATCCGTAGCATGGTCGCTGCTACCGTCATCGGGGCGGGTGTCCTGATCGGGGCGAGCGCGTGTGATCCTGGTCCGCCGTGCGTGCGCGGGCACTATGAGTATGAGCCGCAAGTCCACTACATCTACGGCAGCAAGGGCCGGACCAGCACGTATATCACGATCGACCCCGTTTGGTACTGCGACGAATACGGACCGGAGCCGACCAAATGAGGCCCCTGAGTAAGGCCGAGCGGGAAGCGCGCGAGCTACGGCTTCCCATCTGGGCACAGGATGAGCTCAGCCGGTTGCGCCGTGAGCTGTTCGCGGAGCGGCGCCGGAACGCCGAGTTTCTGCGTGACATACCTCACTCGAACACGGCCGTTCGGGAGTACACAAACCCGGATTGGCCGCTGCCCGATGGCGCCCGGGTCGTGTTCAATCTCGCGCCGGACGAGCGCAGGGGAGGGGACGTCATGACCTACATTGACCAGCGCGGAAGCCTCACGATTCAGGGTGACCGGGCCGTCATCGTGCACCCGCAAGCGAGCAACGCGGTTCGCATCACGCTCCGGGACTAGTCCACTCACGTGAGTGGATTGATTGACGAGCGGGGCACGCAGGGTCTAGCGTCATGCCTCGCAAGGTCAGCGCGACGGAAGGAACGGACCATGGTTAAGGCACTCGAAACCACGTACAAGATCAAGGGCGTTGAGATCGTGGTCCGTACCGAGCCGCTCGAAAAGAAGGACACTGCGGCGAAGATTCAGGCTCGCCACACTCGCGCCTGCCGCGCTGCGCTGAAGGATGCGAAGGTGACTCCGCGCCCGGTCCCGAGCGGTAAGCCGTACGTTGATCACGGATACGGCTACAACTACTTCGGTCACAAGCTGGAGTCTTACGACGTCGAGCTCTACCGCAACACGGACCCGATTCCGGAGCCTGCGCCGGTCGAGCCGGAGCCCATGCCGTGGCCGGAGGGCATGAGCACGTGGGACTACCTCACGTCGCTGATAGGCACTGCCGCTTAACGAGAAATCCCCTGGTCATCCGGCCGGGGGATTTTTCTTTTCCCGAAAGGTTGTGGCTCGCGTGCGCCGCGCGCTAGAGTCCCACTCGTAAGGTCAACCAAACGAAGGGTCAGGGCAATGGGAACCACGTGGGTCGGAGTCACCAGCCGCGAGACTGCCGCAGTGCTTTGGGCGAATGATCGGATTCTTGTCCGCAAGCCGGGCGCCGGTAACGAATGGGCGACCATCCGCGAGGCTACGGCGTGGGGCAAGAAGATCATCCTGCGCTACGTGTTCGCGGACGGTACCGAGGATTCCCGCCGCGTGTCCCGCGCCCACATGTTCACCGCGCGGCTCGCTGCCTGACCTGCTCCGTTGACTCCACTCACGTGAGTGGACTAACGTTCCCACTGCCAGACCAACCGACCGAAAGGAACTCCGATGACTTTCACTATCCGTTACAACCGGGCTACCAACCACATCAGCGGTATCTCGGAGCACGTGACCGGCAAGGGTGACGAGCGCGGGGGAGTGGTCGAGTACTACGCGGAGAGCGCTTGCGCCGCACTGACCCGCTCGGGCCACAACATGGCGGTTGGTAAGTCATATGAAAACCTCGCGGACGCGCTCGCGGACATTGAGGCTGTGCAGGATCGCAAGCCGTGCGCCACGTGCGTTAAGAAGGGTAAGGCGCAGGTTGCCCGCGAGCTCAGCGCGGCTCAGCTGACGGGCGAAGAGCCCTGCGACGATAGCGAGCACTGCGGCATTACGGAACTTACCGACATCGTGTCGGAAAATGTCCCGGAGCGCTGCAAGGTGATGCCCACGCATGAGCGCATGGGCATTCCAGCGGTCGGACGGCTCGACATGGGCCCGCTCGGCGAAAAGCCAGCCTGTCAGCAGTGCATCGACCACTACGCCACCAACATCCGTCGCCCGCGCATCCGGCTCAGTGACGCAACGCGCGTCATGGAGAGCGAGACGGCTCGGTCCGTGACCGTGCACGCGGTAGACGCCGTGCGGGGCCCGGTGGCAATCGAGCTCGACGAAAGCACCGTGCGGTGGCTCGCTGTGATGCTGGCACCGATCCGGGAAGCGTGGAACGAAGCAGACGACGCAGAGAGCCGCTAAGAGACTCGCAGGGTGGGGGACGGGCAACCACCCGCCCCTTGCCCTGTAAGGCTCTCAGATCGGCTCACAGAGGGTAGGCGACAGTGGCAAAGCTGGCCGTGTCGGTAGACAAGGTGGACCCGCAAGAAGACTGCGTCATCGTGTACGGGACCGACGCGATACGCGGGCCGATAGAGATCAAATTCCCTACGGCCGAGTTCTGGCGAATGATCACCTCGGTAGCACTAGTGATGGAAGACGGGAAGATACTCCCGCTGAGTATGGGATGACACAGAGCCGCGCGCATGGCTTAGGCCACGTGTGCGGCTCTTTTGTATGCTCGGCACATGGAGACGCAGCACGTACGGCAGGCGGGCCCCCAGCGGCTCGCAGACGAGCTAGAAGACTTCGCGCGGGACCGAGACCAGCACGGGAAGATTCAGCGCGCTGAGAGGGCCCGTGAGGCGGCTCGCTGGCTACTCGACGGCACCGTTACCGAAGTGGATTTCAACGGGAACACGTGGCGCATCGGCGAGGCGGACCGGTTCAGCATCCTGACCGGCGACCGGGCCGAAGTGCTCGCGGAGCTCAAAGAGACGGCGCTCATGTGGAACCACCAGGGGAAGCGAGAGCTTGCGCTAGACGCCGTTGCGGCGTTCAACTCGATCGAGGGCGGGGCCGAGTCTGCGCGTGCTGGTCACCTTGTGTTCCGGGTGGCCTGATCGGGTGGACGTGGCCGGAAGGGTATTCATTACCAGCCGTAACGGGGGTATCCTGCGGCTGTAGCGCAGATCACTGAGCTACTACCGGCGCGGACTGCCTACGGGCTAGGGAAAGTCGCGCTACTCCGTCCGTTGGGGTAGCGCGTCCTGCTTCCCGGCGGGCGGTTCGCTGTTCAACGGAGTTCGAATGTTGACCCATGCGGACATGGCTACGGCCGTGGGAATGCCGCCGGTCGAGGTGGAATCCCTCGATACCGGCGGAGCACTCGGCGACACGGACACGCACACGTGCGAGAGCGTTCCGCCCGGCGCGATCGAAGAGAACGACATCTACCAGGTTGGTCCGGGCGACTTCCGGACCGTTGCTCAGCGCGTCGAGCTGGGCCCGGGGGAGTGGGCACTCCACTTCCGACACCCGTTCGATGGGGTGCGCTTCCGCGTGGTGGTGGATGAGCTCGAAGTGCGTACCGTGACGGTCTACCGGCCGAAGGGAGCGCGCTCGTGACGCAGCGCCCGTATCCGGAGGTTACGCGCGTGGTCGAGGACGGTTCGGCCCCGGTGCCCTGGGAAGTCCGGGTCACGTGGGCCGTGCGCGAGGTGGCGCCGGGTGAGCCGATGCCCGGTGTCGAGTGCGTCAAGTGGTCGCACATCGACGTCATGGGCGAGAGCGCCGCGCTCGATCGTGCTGTGTCCATTCTCGACGGCTGTAAGCACCCTGACGCGCCGGTGAGGGCCGTCCGCGCTGAGATCCGGCGCACTCGGGCCGGTGACGAGTGGCGCACCATCGGCACGGAACACGTTCGGGCCCGCTCGTACTTCTAGGCCGGACCGCCCGCACAACGACCCCCGTTCGGACCCTTACAAGGGCTCTGAGCGGGGGTTTTTGCTGGTCAGAGCCACTGTGGTAATCTGGCTGAAGCTTTGACTTCACCCAGTTGGGGCAGTTGGATAGCCCCCATGGATCTAGAGGTGGTTCGCGGTATGGACATCCACGCTGGCGTGTACGGCCGTCAGTCGCTCGCACGGGAGAACAAGAGCGAGGTTAGCACTGCCACCCAGATTGAGGAGGGGAAACGGGAGGCTCTTAAGCGCGGCGCCGTACATACGGAAGTGTACGAAGATCTGGGCAAGTCCGCCTTCAGCGGCGTTGTGCGGCCGGACTTTGAACGGCTGATCGCTGACTGCCGCGCCGGACGAATCAACATGATCATCGTCTACTACGTGAGCCGGTTCAGCCGCATGGAACCGCTCGACGCTATCCCGATCGTGACCGAGCTCTTGAACCTCGGCGTAACCATCGTCAGCGTGACTGAGGGCGAATTCCGTAAGGGCAGCCTTATGGACCTCATCCACCTGATCATGCGTCTCGATCAGGCTCACAACGAGTCCAAGAACAAGTCCAATGCCGTAAGCAGCGCGAAGCGGGCCGCTAAGGAACTCGGCGGGTTTGTCGGCGGACAGCCTCCCTTCGGATTCGACCTCATCCCGGAAATGGTGGCGACGGCGGGCGGACGCAGCATCGTGATTCAGCGGCTGTGCAAGAACACGACCGAGCCGCCGATCATCCGCGAGGCGTGGGCGCGCATCAAACGGCACATGACGCAGCCGTATGAGCCTGGCAAGCCTCACCCGGGCTCGCTTAACGGCATCTGCATACAGTTCAACGATGAGCACGTACCGACGCGCGGACAACTCAAGGGCAAGCGCAAGTCTGCGTCCCGGTGGGAGGTTCACAGCCTGCGCCGGACGCTGCGTGACCCGCGAATCGCCGGTTTCGAGGCTGAGCCGGTATACGCCGAGAAGGCAGACGGAACGCTGTCGCACAAGGCTCGGGAGTACCGCGTCAAGCGTGATCCGGAAACCCTCGAACCGATCGTGTTCGACCATGACCCGATCATGCATCCGGCCGAGTGGTACCAGTTGCAAGCCTGGCTCGACGGCCGGGGACAGGGCAAGGGATTGGAGCGCCGGGAAACGCTGCTCAGCGGTCTGCGGAACGCGAACAACGATTCCATCCTGACTTGCGAGTGCGGGCGCTCGTTCTCCGGGCTGAACACGACGGGCAAGAGCAACAAGCCTTGTTACCGGTGCACCCGCGCGAAGGGTGGCGAGTACCCGGGCGAGCACGAGGGTACAAACACGATCACGCAGGAATACCTAGACGACTACGTAGCCGGTCGCATCCTGGCACTGCTCCGCAGCGTCGAGAGCGTGGGCGAGGACGACGAGCTAGCGGCCATCCTGACCGAGGCAACGAGACGCTTCGGACGGGCCACAGAGGCCCCTGAGACCTTCGGAGAGCGCTCGTCCCTACTCGCGGACCGGGCCGACGCGGTAGACGCTCTGAACGGCATCGCAGACGGTCTAGTAGCCGCGCGAACCAACATCGTCCGTGACCGGCTGATGGAGCAGGAGGCGATAGCGGCTGACCGGCTCGCCCGGCTCGACGCACGGCTAGGTGAGCTCGACCGGCTCAATAACCCGGTGCTGCCCTTTCAGGAGTGGCTGCCGGAAGATCTCGACGCTGACCCGCTCGGGCCCGGCTCATGGTGGCACTCGGCCACACTCGACCAGCGCCGGGAACTGGTGGCACTGTTCGTAGACCGGATCACGATCACAAAGGCCGTCCGGCGCTATGGTCACTCACGGTGGACGCCGTATGACGTGCACGCACGGGCAACGATCACATGGGCGAAGCCACGGAAGGGCGTTACCGTTTCGTGATCTTGTTTGAACAGGGCTCCGTCACCGCACAGCGCGGATGGCGGGGCCCTGAGCTTTGTTTAGTGATGAAGTGACGAATTAGTCTCACTTTAGATTTCCTACTGATTTTCCAAGGGTAAACCGGGATGACGAAAACTTCGGCACTTCGGCACTCTCGGCCGGGGAAGTCACCCTGTAGACAGTGGCGGGGAAGTCACCCTGTAGTAAGTAGTAGGGGGCGAACCCGCGCACACACACTTTGACTCGGCGCATGAGGCTTTCGCCCCTCTCATGATCTCCCGGTGGAGCTCCACGCGGCGCCCTCTCTCCCGCTGCGTGTGTCTAGAGCTCCCGGGCTTACCTTGCTAGCTCAGTGGCAGAGCAGCGGCCTTACACGCCGCGTGTCGGTGGTTCGAATCCATCGCAGGGTACGTTTTAGGGGTGATAGCTCAGCGGCAAGAGCTCCGGTCTCCAAAACCGGCGGTCGGTGGTTCGATTCCACCTCACCCTGCGTTGCCTGATCAGCAACCAACCGCCTTGAGTCCGACGGGACGAAATCACGGTTGAATATGGCCAGGATACGCGCGTTAGTGCAGCGGCCAAGCACCCCGCCGGAAAGGCGGTAACACGGGTTCGAATCCCGTACGCGCACGAAGCGCGGTGACAGTCCCTTGAAACGGGGCCTAGCCGCGCTGTGTTTTACCGGGACGGCGCGAGGCAGGGCGCAGCGGGCTCATAACCCGTCACATCGCTAGTTCGAATCTAGCTCCCGGTACTGGCTCCGGTCGGCAGTTCCATGAAACCGCACTGTGAGCCTCTTGCCCCGGAAACTCCTCAGTGGATCGGGTACCTGACGCGCGCGTGCAAACGGAGATCAGGGCGGTTGTCGGTTCGATTCCGGCGCTGGGGCCTCTTCGCAAGCTGAAAAACCGGAATGGGCCAGCCAAAGCCGATGCTCCGGGCGTAAGGGTCCCTGCGTGCAAAAGTGATCATCCACCCTGTGTAGCTCAGAGGATAGAGCGCGAGGCTACGAACCTCGGCGCCGCAGGTTCGAATCCTGCCGCAGGGTCTTTGATGTTGGATCGGCTAACGGTAAGCCGCTCGGCTCTGGACCGAGTAATCGTGGTTCGAATCCATGTCCAACAGCTTGCGCGCTCGGGTGCAGAACCCGGTAAGCACTCACTCAGGGCAGTGAGGGACGCGCGTTGAACGACTGTGATGCATCACAGCTTTGAACGGTTCCGCTGGGGAGGACCAGAACCCACTACCCGCGAGTTATCGGGATGCGACGGCATCTAGGCGGGTCGGAACCCTCATACTTTGGCCGGTAGCTCAGTAGGCAGAGCAGAGGATTGTTAATCCTCGGGTCGTAGGTTCGAGTCCTACCCGGCCAGCCCGCGCGCCGTCTCGACGCAGAGCGATAAACATATCGAGCAAATGCCCCCGTAGCTCAGTTGGCAAGAGCGGCTGTCTAGTAAACAGCGGGTCGAGGGTTCGATTCCTTCCGGTGGCTCTCAACCGCGCGTAACTCAGTTGGTCAGAGTTGCGGACTCTTAATCCGAAGGTCGCAGGTTCGAATCCTGCCGCGCGGACGTTCCTAGGCACGCTGCCTAGACACCTGGCGGTGACAGCCTGGCCGTATAGTCCAACGGTAGAGACAACAGGCTTAGAACCTGTGTGTTGGGGGTTCGAATCCCTCTGCGGCTACCTCAGTCCACTCACGTGAGTGCATCCCCTTAGCAACGCGCTGAGGGGCTTTTTTGTCTTCCCCGGAGCTCTGATGACGTTCAAGACTACGAACCCGCAGCCCGGGGACTTTGGGCTAGTCCGAATCGCTGGAATCACCGGCGCTGGCGTTTCGCTCGGTCAGCGGCTCATCGGTAGCGGTTCCTACTTCACTCACGCTTTCATCGTGGGCCGAAACGGCTACGTGATCCAGGCGGAGCCCGGAGGGGCGGAAATCACCCCGTTCGCGGACGCCGTAGGCTCGCGGAGGGTCGTTTACTCGGCTTTCGACCTGACCAGTAAGCAGCGCGCGGATATCGTCGCAGCGGCCTGCCGGATGGTCGGAACGCCCTACAGCTTTCTGGACTACTTGGCCATTGCCGCTGAGCGTTTGGTGCACTTCGATGCGCTAGAGCGCTACGTGTCGGCGGATGGTCATCTCATCTGTTCTCAGCTCGTTGACGAGGCTTACGGACTCGCCGGAATCGAGCTTTTCCCTGATCGTGTTGCCGGTGACGTTGCACCCGGTGACCTAGCGCGCCTGATTGGAGCGAACTAGTGGCTACCGCTTACGTTCCAACGTGCTCCGCTGTCGAATGTACCGGCTCGGCTGTTGTCGGCTGGGCTCGACTCATGACGGCCGATGAGCTCGCCGTATGGCAGGCTGCGAACCCGGATGGCGACCTTTCCGGCACTAACGCTGTGACGGCCGAATTCGGGTGCGTCAATCATCAGCTTTCTATCGACCTTTCCACCATGCTTCACCAGTCGAGCTGCACGGCGCCGAATGTGGCCAATCTGCCTAGCTGTGACTGCACGCCGCAGACCTTTGGGGTTTCTGCCTAATGCCTATGCGCCCGTGCCTAGATTGCAGCCGGTTGACGCGCAACGCATCGCGCTGTGACGGTTGCTCGGCGAAGTGGTCTGCTGTGAACAATGCTCGGCGAGGGTCGAGCTCAGCACGTGGCTACGGCGCTAAGTGGCGCGCTATGCGGGCTGCTGTCATCGCTGAGCATGTGGCGCTGTATGGCGCTGTGTGCCCCGGTTACGGCGTGCCTGGCCATGTGAGCGATGACCTGACCCTAGACCACATCATTCCGAAGGTACGTGGTGGGACAGATGAGCGAAGCAACCTAGGTGTTCTCTGTAGGCAGTGCAACAGCAGGAAGAAAGATGCTTACACAGCCTAGCTCTGCATACTGTGCATAGCTATGCAGGGAATATGCAGGAATCCGGCCGGCGCGTGGTCACACAGAGCTACATCGGGCAGTGAGTAAGGGTATTTATCAGTACTCTGTAGGGCTCTGACCTGGGCTTTTCCAAAAAGCCTGACAGGCTCTCAGATTACTCTCTGCACACAGCTACAAAACCGCAGGTCAGAGCCGGTTTATGCATACCGGGGGTGGTTGAATCTTAACGATCATGAGGCCACGGCGACCCTGCCCCCATGGGGGCGCACATTTCCGAGGGTTAGCGACCCCATTTTTGTTGATCTTGGACCATCCGACACTGCATACACATGCGAAGGGAGCGAGCGCCGATGCCCGGTCCGCCTCCCAAGCCGGTAGAGCAGAAGCGCGCGCTCGGTAACCCGGGGAAGCAGAAGCTTCCGAACACGGCTGAGATAGCCGCTCTAGAGCCGCTAGACGACTCCGTACCGGCGCACCTTGGCCCGGATGGGCGCGAGCTCTGGCAGGGCGTTACAGCGGCTGCTAGCCGGTGGCTCGCCCCATCGGACAGTCTCGCGCTGCTCATGCTCTGCGAGCTGTACGACAGGCGTACTGAGTACAAGAAGTGCATGACCGACTACGGAACGTTAATCCAGCGTCCGAACGATGGCCACCTGGTGGCTAATCCCGCTGCTCAGCTCTTGATTCAGACAGAGAAGCAGATCACAGACCTAGCGAGCGTGCTCGGCCTTACTCCCGCTGATCGCACCCGCATGGGTCTCGCGGAAGTGAAGGCTAAGAACGCTTTCGAAGAGCTACTAGCGAAGAGGTCACAGCGTGGCTGACATGGTGTTTACCCGTCACGCGGACGGATCGGTAACGGTCGATCACTTCGCGGACGAATTCACAGCGTCGTATGAGTGGATTGCGAACCTCGACCCCCGGCATGCATGGGTGTCTGAGTCATACGTAGTGCTCGAACTACTCGGCGTTTGGTATGACGCCGTGGCTTTCGACGACACGGCATGCATTGCAACTTACAGGAAGCGCCCTAGTGCCTAACGCAGCGCGGAGAGCCCTTCACCGGGCAAAGATTCTGCCGTCACCTTCCATGACCTACGCCGAGAACGCCGCGCCGTATATGGCGGAGTACTGGGCTGCTGTTGGGCGCTACGCCGCAACAGTCCAGGAGGGTTTAGAGAGTGGCGCCATCACCGTACATTCTGACGAAGGTTACGAAGAGCGAATTTGAGCGCGGAGACGGGCCACGCTTCGCCGAGTTCACGCAATTTCTGCGGATCACTAAGGACTCGGTCGGTGGCTCGGCCGGTGAACCCATGGTCATGCGCGACTGGCAAACCCGCATGGTGGGCCGGATCTTCGCGCGCCGTAAGGACGGACGGCTAAAGCACCGTCAGGCACTCGTGCTGTTGCCCCGAAAAAATGGGAAGTCAGCACTCGGCGCTGGAATCGCGCTCTTCGGCCTATTCGACGGCCCGAGCGGCGGAGAGGTCTACTCGTGCGCTGCGGACAAGGAACAGGCGCGAATCGTCTTCGGAACCGCGAAGAAAATGATCGAAATGGAGCCGTTTTTCTCCGGCTATTTCAAAACTTACCGCGATGCGGTCGAGTTCCTGCCGACCGGCTCTGTCTATCGCTGCCTAAGCTCCGAAGCGTTCACCAAAGAGGGTCTTTCGCCTCACCTGGTCATCTTCGATGAGGTTCACGCGCAGCCTAACCGCGAGCTCTGGGAAGTCATGTCGCTTGCGACCGGCGCCCGTAAGGAACCGCTCATGCTGGGCATTTCCACGGCCGGTGTCAAGACGGACTCGACCGGTGGGGACTCGCTGTGTTACTGGCTTCACCAATACGGGCAGCGCGTAGCGTCCGGCGAGGTGGACGACCCGACTTTCTACTATGAGTATTGGGGAGCGCCCGACGGTGCGACGCACACTGACCCGAACGTTTGGCGCGCTGCTAACCCTGGCTTTGATGACATCGTGTCCGCTGAGGACTTCGCCAGTGCTGTACTGCGTACGCCCGAAAACGAGTATCGAACTAAGCGGCTCAATCAGTGGGTTTCGACGGCTACGGCATGGCTGCCCGCCGGAGCGTGGGACGCTTGCGCAGACCCGAACGGCCCCATACCTGACGGCGCCGAAGTAGTCCTAGGATTCGACGGCTCGTTTAACAACGACTCGACGGCGCTAGTGGCGGTCACCACAAATTCAGTCCACTCACGTGAGGGGATTGAACCGGTGCCCTACATCGACGTTGTAGCAGCGTGGGAAAAGCCGCAGGGCTCCGCGAACGAGTGGGCCGTACCCATTGTGGACGTAGAGGCAGAGATTCGCGCCGCGTGTAAGCGCTGGCAGGTGCGCGAGATTGTCTGTGACCCGTTCCGCTGGGCCCGCACGTATCAGATTCTCGAAGACGAGGGACTGCCCATCGTTGAATTTCCGCAGTCACCGGCTCGAATGGTGCCCGCAACTCAGCGGTTCTATGAAGCCGTACTGAACAAGACGATTTCGCACAGTGGAGACCAGCGGCTAGCGCGGCACCTCTCAAACTGTGTGATTCGGACGGACTCGCGCGGCTCGCGGATTTCGAAGGATGGCAAGGCCTCTCCGCGAAAGATCGACCTCGCCGTTTCCGCCGTAATGGCTCTAGAGCGCGCCTGCGCCGAGCCGGAACCCGAACCCTCAGCAAACTTCTTTAGCTGGGATGAACTGTAAGGAGGCTTGCACATGCGCGAGCGTGCAAAGACTTTGCTCCGCGCTGTGCGCGCCATTCCGCTTCACCAGCGACTTTCGAAGGTCTCTGACGTTTCGGAGCTCGCCGGTATCGGGTGTGTTGTCGGTGCTGTGTGGTGGTGGCTGCCGATTCTCGGACTTGCCTCGCTAGGTGCTGCGCTTATCTATATCGGATGGGTGACACATGAGCCTAGCTAGGCGATCTACGGGCGCCGAAAAGCGCGCCTTTCTGCCTAGTGGCTCCGGTGACCCGTGGGCAATTCCGACTAATGGATCGCTTGCGGCGGTCACAACGTCGGGAATCCCGGTCACCGAAGCTACGGCAATGAGCCTTATCAGTGTCCACGCGTGCGTACGAATCATCGCGGACACCATCGCCGGACTTCCGTTCAACGCACAGCGCGTATCAAACAATGGCAAGACGTTCACGCCCGTTTCGAATCAGCCGCTCATCGTGGCGGACCCGTTCGGCGGAATCTCTACCCCCGGGCTGCCACGGCGCCGCGAGGGGATCATTCAGGTTCTCGTCTCGCTGCTGCTTCGCGGCAATGCCTATTTGCTCGTCACTTCGAGGGGCGCTGACGGCCGACCGAACCGGCTCCGGGTACTTCACCCAGACCGGATTTCCTGTGCCTTCAGCGATACCGGCGAGCGTGCCTATCAGATCGACCGCACGCCCGTTCCGGCTGAGAACATCGTCCATATCATCGGCATGAGCTACCCGGAACACCCGGTCGGCATGTCGGTAATCGAGAGCGCACGCAACGCGATCGGCCTTGGCCTCGCTGCTGAGATGTTCGGTGCCCGCTTCTTTGGCAACGGCGCTCACATGACTGGCGTTGTCCAGATCGCTGCGGATATGGACAAGGAGGGTGCCCGCCGGATTAAGGAGAACTTCACTGCCTCTCACGGGGGAGTGCAGAACTCTCACACGGTCGGCGTTCTCACGGGCGGCGCACAGTGGAAGCCTATTTCTGTGGCGCCGGAAGATGCCCAGTTCCTAGGTACCCGCGCAGCGCAAGATCTCAATATCGCAATGCTCTTCGGCGTTCCGCCTCACATGCTCGGTCAGATGGACCGTACTACCTCGTGGGGAACGGGCATCGAGCAACAGAGCATGGGCTTCCTTACCTACACCCTTCAGAACTGGCTCGGCCGTCTTGAAGAGGCGTGGGATGAAATGCTTCCGGGCCCGCAGGTCTCCCGATTCGACGTCAACGCGCTGCTACGCACGGACGAGGCAGGGCGTTACGCCGTGTACTCCGCCGCGCGAGCCGGGGCAATCCTGACGACGAATGAGATTCGCGCCCGGGAAAACATGCCGCCGATCGATGGTGGCGACGATATCGCGGCCCCGCTGAACTCCAACGTTAAGCCGCTTCAGGACTCGCAGGCTGGTAAGTCTCAGCCTTCAAAGGACGCACTAGGGGCGGTTCTGTAAATGGATGATCTATCCACGCGGGCAGGTTCCCGCGATTCTGTGGAATCCCGAGCTCGACCGTTTGACGGCGCCGAGCTCCGCGAGGATTCCGGCGGTAAGTCGCTCACCTTCACCGGTTACGCGTCCGTGTTCGATCACCGCTATTCGGTGTGGGACATGTTCGGCGAGTTCAAGGAACAGGTGAAGCCGGGCGCTTTCCGCAACTCGCTTGCGCAGGGCGCTGACGTGCCGTTCAAGATTAACCACGATGGCATGACTCTTGCCCGCACGAAGAGCGGCACTATGCGGCTCGCCGAGGACACTCACGGGCTGCACGTCGAAGCGCGCCTAGACCCTGCTAACCCGCAGGTCCAGGCTCTACGGTCCGCCATGGAGCGGGGCGACATCGACGAAATGAGCTTTGCTTTCCGCGTGACCGAGGACAACTGGTCAGATGACTATCTCGACCGCTCGATCTACGGCGCGGACATCCATAAGGGTGACGTTTCCGCTGTGAACTACGGCGCGAATCCGGCTACGTCCGGCGCGACGCTGCGAAGCGCTGACATCTTCCGCGCTCTGCACACTCTTCGCACCTCCGAGGGTCTTTCCCCGGAAGACGTCGAGGCTCTTAAGGCTGCTGTCCTGAGCCTTTCCAGCGATCCGGCCCCTGAGCCGGACGATTCCGAAGCAGACGAGCCGCGCTCTCTGCTTTCGCCGCTCTATGCGGTTCGCGCACGTCTCGCGCATCTCTAAACCCGCTTAACCCCTTCAGTCCACTCACGTGAGTGGACTCTTTTTTGGAGTCTTCCATATGGACAAGCGTTCCCAGATCAACGAGCTTTCGGAGAAGCGCACCACTCTTCGGAATGGTCTAGACGCGCTGGTAAACGGCGCTGTCGAGGCTAAGCGAGAGCTCTCCGCCGACGAAACCGAGCGTTTCGACCGCGAAGAGAGCGAGATCCGCGAGCTAGACAAGTCGATTGACAAGCTAGACGAGCAGATCCGCGCGGATGAGCAGCACGCGGAGACCATGCGCCGCTACGCGCCGTCTGTGACCATCACTTCCGAGCCTGAGGTTTACCGGAAGGGCGGCGAGAACTCCTATTTCAAGGACCTTTTCCGCTCGAAGGAGAAGCAGGATCACCAGGCGACTGAGCGTCTGCGCCGCAATGACCGTCAGGTTGCTGAGGCTCGCGCGCTCTCGACCGGCGCGGGTGCTGGTGGCGAGATGGTTCCGCCCCTGTGGCTCACTCAGGACTTTGTGCGCTACGCCCGACCGGCGCGCATCACGGCCAACCTGGTACCGAACAAGGATCTTCCGGCCGGTACCAACTCGATCAACGTTCCCAAGGTAGCTACCGGTACTGCGACGGCTCTTCAGACCACGCAGAACTCCCAGGTTCAGGTAACTGACCTGACTACCGGCGAGATCTCTTCGAGCGTGTTCACTATCGCCGGTGGCCAGACTCTCAGCCTTCAGCTGCTAGAGCAGAGCCCGGTGAACATGGATGAGCTAGTTCTCTCCGACCTCGCTGCGGCCTACGCGGTGAACCTCAACAGCCTTGTTCTACAGGGCACCGGTACTAGCGGCCAGCCGGTCGGCATCCTGACGCTGAGCGGCACTAACCAGATCGATTGCGCCGCTCCGACCACCGGCCAGACCCTTGCCGGTCAGATCTACAAGTCCGTAGCCAACGCTATTGCGCAGATCAACACCAAGCGCTTTATGCCGCCGGACACGATCATCATGCACCCGATTCGCTGGGCTTCTCTGCTCGCTGCGACCGACACCACCGGCCGTCCGCTCGTTACCCCGCACGCTGGGGGCAACATGATGAACCCGCTTGGCCTCGCGGCTGACGTGGCGGCTCAGGGCTTTGTCGGCACCATGGCGGGTCTGAACGTGTACGTTGACGCGCTGATCCCGACTAACCTCACTGCGGACAGCGGCACCGGCGAAGATGCAATCATCGTCGCGCGCCTCGCTGACCTGGTGCTGTACGAGTCCACCATTCGGGCCGAGGCGTTCCAGCAGACCTACGCGAACAACCTTTCGGTGTTCGTGCGGCTGTACAACTACGCGTCTTTCCAGCCCGCGCGCTACCCGGCGTCGGTTTCGGTGATCACCGGCTCTGCGCTGACTGCGCCGACCTTCGCGTAAGGAACTAGCCCATGCAACTGATCTACTTTCAGGGTCAGGATGTTGGGCTAACCGCTTCGCCGCTCGACGACAACGGCGACCCCGTGACGGGCACCGTGGCTGTCTCTGTGACAGTTACGGACCCGTCCGGGGTAGTTGTGTCCCCGAATGCCTCTCCGACCGTTGGAGGGGCCTACGGGGCCGTTGTCGAGTCCGTAGCCAAGTCCGGCGTTTGGCTCGTCCGCTGGACGGCTACGGCGCCGGGTGTCAATTGGGTTCTAGAAGATCAGTTTCAGGTCCGCGCGATGGGCATAGAACAGCTCATCGACCTAGCGTCGGTTAAGGCGCACCTGAACATGAATCCGTCTGATACTCGTCAAGATGACGAGCTACAAGGCTACGTGCTCGCTGCGGCGGAGCTAGCCCGCAACCACTGCGGCCCGTTCCTTCCCGAACAGCACACCCAATTCTTTGATGGCGGCTCGCCCCGGATCTTCCCGGATTGGACTCCGCTACTCACCGTGCAGTCCGTCACGGAGTACTACGGACTCAGCGCGTTTGCGATTACCGAGCAACAGCTAGGCAATCAGACGGACGCTTTCAGCTTCACAGTGGATTACCAGACCGGTGAACTTACCCGGCGCACGTTCGGTGGCGAGGCTGCTTTTTGGGCGGCGGGAGCTAAGAACGTAAAGGTTGTCTACACGGCCGGTCGAGCGGAAGACGTCCCGTACACGGTGCGGCTCGGCGCGCTGGAAATCATCCGCCACCTATGGCAGATGACACAGCAGGGCGGCCGACCTAAGTTCGGCGGAACGGCGCTTGACGGTGCGGATGGTCCGGCGGTTCTGACCGGCTTTGCCATCCCTCAGCGCGTGGTCGAGCTGTGGGCCCCGTATCGACGTGCACCCGGGATTGCCTAATGACTGTCACCGTTCCCAGCTCGACGGCCCCGGCTGTCCGGCGCTGGCTATTCAATCAGCTCACTGCGGTACTCGCCCCGGACCCGAACAACGCGCGCGCTTCACTGCTCGTCTGCGTTGACGGTCCGGGCCCTGAGCAGCCGGACGACATCGTGTCGATTAGCGGCACCGCCCGCACGTTCGAAAAGGGCTCTTTCGTGGGCAACGGTGGGGCCGGTTGGCTCCGCGAGCGCTACACGATCACGGTTGAGATCGACGTATTCCGGGGCGGAGATGACCCGCTGACCGTAGCCGAGCGCGGACAGGCACTCGCTGACGGCGTGATCGCTGTCGTTCGCTCCGACCTAACTCTAGGCGGAAACGTGCTCATCTCTTCTCCGCAGTCAGACGACGGCGCGGGGGAGTGGGACGAAAACCATCTAGGCCGTCACTGGACACAAACGGTGACGGTCTCCTGTTTCGCGCAGATCTAAGGATTACCGCATGGCCCAGTTCACCTATCAGGGTGCCTATCCGCGCTACTACCCGACTCTCAGCCTGTTTACCAAGCCGGGCGAGACTCACGAGCTCGATTCCGCCCCGGATGCTCAGTGGGCCGCAGTCCACTCACGTGAGGGGACTGAATCGACCCCCGTTGCCGTGCCCGCTATTTCCAATGTGGCGCAGGCAAACATCATCCCTCAGGCCGAGTCCCCGGCGGACGAGCTAACGGCGGCTGAGGCACTTCTAGCGGCCAATCCGGCGCTAGCTCACAAGCTAATCGAGGAGGCGGCGCAGAATGCCTAAGAGCTCTGCTCTATCAGTCATTGGCCTAGCCACGACTTCTACCACGGACGGGACTCTAGCTAACCCGACCGTCTTCCTTCCGGTGAACTCGGTTTCGCCGAAGGATACCGTTACTCAGCTCGTTGACAAGGGCTGGCGCGGTTCGATGGTGGACAGCTACGACGCGCAGACCGGAGTCACTACCGGTGAGTTCGGTTTCGGTGGCGACGTCTTTACCGACACCATCGGCTACGTGCTCCACGGCATGATGGGCGACCTAACCGAGACGGGTACCACTACCGTTTCCCACAAGTTCGCGCTACTCAACAGCGGGCAGGGTCAGCCCAAGGCGACGTGCTTCTATGACAACTACAACGCCGGTGTTCGCGGCTATGCGGGCGGGCAGTACTCCGAGCTGGATTTCACGTTCAGCCCTGACGCGCTGCTGACCTACTCGGCCAAGGCTGCGACGTTCGGTTCTCAGACTGCGACGGTCGAGGTTCCGTCTTTCTCTGCGGTCGAGGCACTTCCCGCGTGGAAGGGCGTTGTATCGATCGGTGGCACTTCGTATGCCGAAATGGCTGATGCCGCACTGAACATCAAGCGTCAGGTCACTGCGGTTAAGACGATCAACAACACTCAGCAGCCCTTCATTATCTGGGCGGGCCCGATCTCCGTCGAGGGTAAGGCCACGCTGATTATGGAAGACGACACGTACCTAACCAAGTACCTACAGGGCACGAAGACGAGTCTCGAATTCAACTTCACCGCCCCGGACACTACCTCGATCGATTTCAAGATGTCCAAGGTGTCTTTCACCGCAGCTGACATTCAGCGCGGTAAGGAGTACGTCGAGCTCCCGATTTCCTTCAAGGCCTACGGCAACGTAACTGACATCGGCGCTTCCGGCGGCTATGGCCCGCTGACTGTCAACCTGTCTAACTCTATCGCTTCCGGAGTGTACTAAGAATGATTCGCGTAACCCTTCCCAGTGGTGCCACTGCTGATCTCCGCCCGGTCGAGGACATCACCGAGCGACAGCGGCGCCCTATCAAGCGCGTGCAGACTCAGCTAGCTAAGCTCTCTGACTTCGGCGCGGCCATCGAAAAGGCTCAGGCGATCGAGGCGGGCGGTAAGGGCAAGCTGAGCAAGGCCGAGCAAGACGCCATTGCGGAAGGGCTCGGCGAGGCTTTCGACCCGCTAGAAGAGCTAAACGATCGGCTGATCGTGGCCGCTGTCATGGGCTGGTCTTACCCGTTCGCGGTCGAGTTTGACGCCGTGCAGGATCTACCGGCGCGCGACCTCGACAAGCTACGCGAGCTAGTTGCGCCCTACCTGCCTCAGCTGATGCCGGACTTCTCGCCGAACAAGGATCGGGACACCCCTACTGGAGTCTAAAGCGGCTCACTGCCGTTTTGGACGGAAAACACGAGTACGACCCGGACGAGTATCCGTCTGAGGAATTCCGGACGTGGCGACTGTGCACGATGATGCGCTGTCGCCCGTCCGAGCTCGAAGACGAGTCAGCGGCAAAGCTCGATTGGCTTCTAGCCGTTGACGACACGATCGCAAAGTACCGGAAGCAGAAGGAAGAGGAGGCGTGGAAGGCAAGTGGCTGAGTCAGTGATTAAGGGCATCGGCGAAGTGGTCGCAAAGATCGACGAGATGCAAGTGAAGGTAGACAAGGCCACTAAGGCCGCTCTTCGCGCCTCCCAGAACGCCGCTAAGGCGCAAATCAAGTCCGGCATGCGCGGACGTCCGCGATGGGACAAGCGCGGCGCCATCGGGCGCAACAAGACGGTTCCGGCGGTCAATCTCCACCTTTCGCCGCACCACGTTTCGAAGAGCGGCGGCCCCGGCTCGCTGACTGGCACGCTCCGATCCGAGGTGGGCGGACAGCGGAAGCTGAAGCGCAAGGGCGTCGGCTGGTCCGGCGGCGTGGGCGCTGGTGGCCCGATGGACCAAACGAACATGTATCGCTACAAGGTCGAAAGCGAATACCCCTTTATCAAGCCGGGGGTAAACAAGGCACAGCCCAAGATTCAGGCCGCTTTCGCTAAGGCTTGGGCTAAGGCAACGGAGACGTAAACCATGGCTCTACCCCCGATCTTTATTGAGTTCCTGGGGTCGTATACGGGCCTGAAGGCTGCGGCAAGCGGCGTAAAGAAGGAACTCGCGGAGGTAGACGGCGAAAGCGCAGCGACCTTTGAGAACATGGGCAAGGTGTCAAAGGTCGCACTAGCGACCGTTGGCATAGCCATGGCGGGAGTTGCCTATCAGTCGGTCAAGCTAGCCTCTCAGTTCCAAAGCACGATGCTTACAATCTCGACTCAGGCGGGATTGCCGCAGTCTCAACTCAAGGGACTGTCCGACGGAGTTCTCAGCCTAGCCGGGCAAGTCGGTTTCTCGCCGAACAGCCTCGCTCAGGCTCTCTATCACGTCGAGTCGTCTTTCTCGTCTACCGGCATCACGGGCGCTAAGGCACTCGACATTCTGAAGGTGGCGGCGCAGGGCGCTGCGACCGGTCACGCGGACCTAGTAGACGTGCAGAACGCGCTAGACGCCGCAATCGCGTCGGGTATCCCGGGCGTTGAGAACTACTCGCAAGCGATGGGCGCACTAAACGCCATCGTGGGCGCGGGTGACATGACAATGCAGGATCTCGCGGACGCGATGAGTACCGGTGTCATGGCCGCTGTAAAGGGCTATGGCCTCTCGCTGAACGACGTCGGCGCAGCGCTGGCAACGTTTGGCGACAACAACATCCGGGGCGCTTCGGCCGCAACGGATCTCCGCATGGCGGTTCAGGCCATGGCTAAGCCTGCGTCTACCGCTGGTGCCACTCTGAAGATGCTTGGTATCAGCTCTGACACTCTCGCTAAGGACATGCAAACCGGTGGCCTTAAGAAGGCTCTGAACGACCTTGCCGCGCATATGGACAAGGCGGGTGTGCACGGCGACCAGATGTCAGCCGTACTGACCAACCTAGTTGGTAAGAAGGCCGGTACCGGGCTAGACGTGCTCATGGGTCAGCTCGACCGCGTTAACTCGAAGTACCCGGAGATTACGAAGGGTGCGAACAACTTCGGCGCGGCGGTCGCTGCGAACAACAGCACGGTTACGCAGAAGATGAACCAGGCTAAGGCGGCTTTCGATTCGCTCGGAATCCAGATCGGCAACGTCCTACTTCCGGCGGTCACTAAGGCTGTCGGCTGGATTGGCACTTTCGCCGGTTTCCTCGCCTCGCATCGCGCTGCCCTGATGCTTTTCGCCGGTGCTATTACGGCGGTGGCAATGGGCTTTGCGACTTACACCGTTTATCAGTGGGCTGCTAACTCGGCAATGCTTGCATCTCCGCTCACGTGGATAGTCGCCGGCATCGTATTACTAGTGGTGGCTATCGTCGAGCTCGTACTTCATTGGAAGACGGTTGCGGCGTGGCTTTCCGGCGTTTGGCATGACATTGTTCGGGGCCTCGGTGACGCGTGGCATTGGCTCGCAAGTGAGACCACGAAGGTGTGGCACGACATCACCGGCGCGATTTCCTCGGCCTGGAATTCAATTGTGTCTTGGTTCACCGGGGCGCTGAATTGGTATATCGGAACGTGGACTACCTCTTGGGACATTGTCAAGGATGTGGCGCTAGCCGTCTGGGGCGCTCTGACCTCGTTCTTTGTCGGCGCGTACCGCGATGTGGTCGAGCCGATCGTCCACGGGTTCGAGTGGCTTTGGCAAATGTCGGTTTCGATATTCGGCCACGTGCTCGCATTCTTCAAGGAATGGTGGCCGCTGCTGCTCGTTATCTTCGATTTCCCGGTAGCGGTACTAATCGCGCTGTGGAATCACTTCCACCAATACGTGTTCAACCTGGCAAAGACGGTTTGGGGCTACATCCTCGGATTCTTTAAGTCAGTTTGGGCCGTGATCCTCGGCGTATTCCGAGTTTACGGCGCGTATCTGCACGCGACGGTGGTAACGCCGATGATGGCTATTTGGCATTTCATCGAGTCTGTGTGGTCTACCACGCTTAAGTGGCTGTCTGCGATATGGGCAGCGATCGGCGTAGAGGCGGCTAAGGCCTGGTCTCTCGTGCAGAGCTACATCGTTGACCCGATAAAGGACGGGTGGCACTGGCTACAGAACACTTGGAACTCGGCCGTAACGTGGCTGTCTAACAAGTGGTCCGAAATCCGCGCGACCGCTTCGGCCGTATGGTCGGAAGTCAAGAGCGCGATAGCCAAGCCGATTCAGGACGCGTACAACTCCGTAGTTTCCTGGATCTCCAAGGTAGGAACCGAGATCAAGAACGGGATGAACGACGCGCTAACCGCGCTGAAGAACATCGGTTCGGACTGGATCTCGGTCGGTGAACACCTGGTCGAGGGCATCATAAAGGGTGTCGAGAACAAGGTGAAGGACCTCGGCGGCACTATCAAGAACATGGCCAAGAGCGCGCTTAGCGACGCAAAGAGCTTCCTTGGTATCAACTCGCCGTCTCGCCTGTTTGCCAACGAAGTAGGCCAGTGGATTGCCAAGGGTGTTGCGCAGGGTGTCGATAACCACGGCGGCTCTGCCGTTCAGTCCGTCCGCAACCTGGCGAGCTCGCTACGCGGGCACTTCAGCGGCTCGGGTACCTCGCTGGGCATGGCTGGTGTCGGGGGCGGCTCGTCCGTCGTCAACGCCGTGAACGTAACCATCCAAGGCACGGTGCGCAGCGATCGCGACCTACGCGACGTTGTGCAAGAGGAAATGCTAAAGCTCGGGTCCCGCAATACGGCGACCTGGGCCCCGTTCGCTCTCTAGTCAAGGGCAGCCCTTCAGTCCGCTCACGTGAGTGGATTGGAGGGCTGTCCCGTTAGGAAATCATGGCTCTTCAGACTATGCCTAACTGGCCTGTACTCGTCACGGAGTGGGCCGCAGGGTACAACTCCAATGGCGGCGCGCCGGTTCCGACTGGTCAGAATGTCGAGCTGTCTCCGCGCGTGCTGAAGGCGATCAGCTCGAAGCGCGGGAAGCAGTATGAGCTAGATACCGCCATGGCGGGCGAGCTCTCAACCACGCTGCGGAACAACGACGCAGCGCTAGACCCGACCAACAGCGCCGGGCCGTTTGCAGGGCACATCATGCCCTATCAGCCTTTCCAGGTTCGCGCGCAGTATCCGCCCACTGCGAACCTGCTACCAAACGTCATTGCCACCGGGGGAGAGGGTTACACGGCGGGCGCGATTCCGGCGAGCCTAGGAATTTGGACCGGGACGGACCCGGGCGGTACCGGCTCGATCGTTCAGCCGAGCGACGGCGGGAAGCAGGGCACTAACTGTTTCCAGTTCGCCGTGAGCACCGTTCCGAACGGAACCGGTCAGTTTGTCATGTCGTACTCTCAGGCCGCTGCGCCGCTGACTACGTACACCATTTCGATGTCGTTCCGAAACGTCACAGCAGCCACTACAGGGCTCGCACAGCTCACTATCGGGTACTTCGGCGTGCCGTTCGCGTACGGGCCGCAGAGCTGGGCATACGGCGGGAACGTGAGCGCTGTAGGCAAGGCCTCGGGCGCCACCTGGTACACAACGCAGATGACGGTAACCACTCCCGCCGGATGCACCGGCTTTGCCGTTGGTCTCTCCGACGCAGGGTCGAGCGGGCACGCGGTATGGAACTGCCAGATTGACGCGATTCAGATAGAGCAGGGCTCGACCGCGAGCGCGTTCGTTGCGCCGGGCACGTGGTATCCGCTGTTCTCCGGTTTCGTCGAGCGCTGGCCTACCGAGTGGGGCGACTCGGGCACGTGGGGGACGCTACAGCCGACCATCACGGACTCTTTCGCGCTGCTCTCGCAGGGTCAGCTATCCGACCCGCTGACCGAGGAAATCAACGCAGCGGGTTGCACGTGGCTCTACCGGCTCGACGACTCGCAGGATTCCCTAACGGCTGCGGAAGCCAACGGCAACTATCCGCCGCTTAACCAGGTGTCGAGCAACAGCGGGCCCGGCTCGGTCACGTTCGGAAACAGCATCACTGCCACGGACACCGTAAACGGCGTGTTCACCGCCGGGGCAACAAATCCCAGCGTGGCAGCGTTCGTACCCGCTAGCTACGCTTCGAACGGGAACAGCGCGGCTACGGTGCTCTCTCTGTCCGGGTCCGGTATCAAGGGCCCGCAGAATCCCGGGCTGTTTACCCGCATGCTGGCGTTCCGCACGTCCGTACCGCAGAACGGCGCTGGCCTGGCATGCCTTAACAGCTACTTCACCACGCTGTATGAGGGCAGTCAGTACGGCGGGGAACTGGTAATGCAGTGGAACAGCGCTACCGGGCTCGACGTTCCCGGGTTTATCTGGACGGGTCAGAACGGGCTAGGCGCACCTTACTTCCCGTTCGCTGTGCCGTCCGGCTTCAATCCGTATGACGGTAACTGGCACCTCGTGTTTTGGGGTATCAACGCATCGGCGGGTATTCAGTTCGGTTGCGTGGATGGCGCCACAACGGGCATGACTGCTTCGGTTGGCTCGGCCGTCCCGCCTACGAACATCGCCGTTGACTCGATCGGGAGCTTTTTCCAGGCTAACGGCTGGTCTCAGAACGCCTTCGAGGGTGATATAGCCTTTGTGGCCGAGTTCCCGACTCAGCTCACTACCACGCAGATTCAGAACATCTACGGCGCGTGGAAGAATGCATGTTCCGGCGAGTCGAGCGCGAGCCGATACGCGCGCATCCTGCGTTACGCCAAGTACACGGGCCCGACCAACATCGGAACGGGCTTGACGTCGCAGATGGGGCCCGCTTCGGATCTCGACGGCTCCGACGCGCTGTCGTGCCTAAACAGCGTGGTAACCACGGAGAACGGTACGCACTTCGTTGCCAAGGATGGCACGATCACCTTTCAGGGGCGGAACTACCGCTACAACAAGCCGACGCCGAGTTTCGTATTCGGCGAGAATGCGGCCGGTGGCGAATTCCCCTATGAGTCGCTAAAGCTCGACTACGACACGACGCACCTTGCGAATGACGTAACGGTCACGCAGAGCAGCACGTCACAGAACTTCTTTGCGACTAACCCGGCTTCTATGGGCAACTTCTTTGACCGCACCATGACCCGCTCGGTTAACGTGCTGAACCCGCAAGAGGCGCAGGACTGTGCGAACTACCTCGCCACGCGCTACGGCAATCCACTCACGCGAGTGGATACCCTCACGCTGAATCCGGCTGCTCAGCCTGCCCTATGGCCTGTCATCCTTCAGCTAGAGCTAGGGATGTGTATTCAGGTGAACCGGCGTCCGCCCGGGTGCCCTGAGATCTCGCTGTTGCTGTGGCTCGAACAAATGTCGTGGGACACGGACGACAAGGGCAATTTCACGGTCTCGCTTCAGTGCTCGCCTGCCAACACGGTTACTCAAGCACAGTTCGGGTTCTGGCAGGCGGGTATAGCTGCCGCTGCGTCTGGTCAGCCGGTTATCACGGTCATGAACTCCATTGACAACGTGAACCCGCTCGACGCGATGCTATACCCGGGGCAACAGCTCACGATTCACTCGACCCCAGGGGTAGCGGTCGAAACTCGGACCATCAGCGCCGTGCAGTCCACCGGTAAGAACTGGTCCACCGGAACCGTCACGTTCACTACGAACCTTTCGGCGTCACACCCGGCCGGGGCGATCGTGTCGGAGTATTCGTCAGTAAACATCGGCGTAGACGCTTTCGACGCTAACTGCGTGTTCGATTCCGCAGTGTTCACCTACTAGGAGTTCCATTGGCAGGCCGCACCATTCCGCCCACCGCCACGCAGGCACCGGGCAACTATGTGACTTCCGCGCTGTGGAACACGCAGATTACGAACGGCGTGCAGTCGTTCACGTGGAACCCGCCGGTATTCAAGGGCATAGCGAGCACTACGCAGAGCATTGCGAGCGCGTCCACCTATACGACCCTGATCCTTACCAGCGCCATTACTGACACTGAAGGCGGGTGGGTGTCCGGCTCGCCCACGCTGTACACGGTCAAGACTCCGGGGCGCTATCTGATCATGGCTACGGCCACAATCGGCGGCGCGTCGGGTTCCGATACGACTCCGCGCGGCATCGGCATCTTCGTTAACGGCTCGTCCGTTCGGACCGCGCGCAGTGCAAGCGGCGGCGTTAGCTGGCAGGGCAATTGCTCTATCACGACCTACCTAGCCGTGGGCGCCACGGTTTCATTTTCCATCATGCAACAGTCCGCCGCTTCTCAGAGCACGGACATTTCCTCGGGCGCTGTTCAGCCGTGCCTAGAACTCGTATGGCTTGGAGCTAACTAACATGTCTCTCATCACTGGCGTTGACGTCTCGTCTTACCAGAGCGAGACCTACAACATTTCCGGTCAGTCGTTCGCCATCGTCAAGGCGACCGAGTCCACCACGTACAAGAATCCGGAGTACGCGGCGCAGGTAGCACATGCGCGCAATGCTGGCCTAGTCGTCGGCCACTACCACTACGCCCGAGGTACGAACTCTGACGCCGAAGTCGCGTATTTCGCGGCCTACGCGAAGGTAGCCGCAGGCGACGTCATCGCAATGGACTGGGAGCAGTCCGAGGTAACCGCGAGCGCGCGCGATGAGTTCCTTCACAAGATGAAGGCGACTTTCCCGCGCAACAGGGTCGTTCTCTACTGCAATGTCGATTACTGGACCACGCGCGACACTGAGCACTACGCCGCTGATGGTCTGTGGGTAGCGGACTACTCGCACGCCGCAGGGCACCCGAACATTAAGCAGGCTTGGGTGTTCCACCAGTATTCGAGCGCGAACGGGCTCGATCACTCGGTAGGCAACTTCACCAGCAAGGCCGCGCTAGTCACCTGGGCCAATGGCCTAGTAACGCACCCGGCGCCCAAGCCGGTAGTTGCGGACACCTACGCCTACCGCGCGACTCACAACAAGTTCGTTCCGCTGAAGGTAGATGGCAACTTCGGCGCAGGCTCGGCGCGTGCCCTTCAGTACGTGGTCGGCGCGTCCGTAGATGGCAACTGGGGCCCGAACAGCGTCCGAGCGCTACAGAAGATGCTCGGCGTCTCTGTGGACGGGCAGCAGGGCACTAAGACGGTCGAGGCTCTTCAGCGCAAGGTCGGCGCCAAGCCGGATGGCAACTGGGGTACGCAGACCACTGAGTGTGTTCAGAAGGCTCTCAACGCTGGCAAGCTCAGCTAATGGGCGCGCAGATGAACCCTGATACCGCTTGGATCGTGGGCTCGGCCGTATCCGCTGTGATTGCGACCGGGCCCGCGTACATCGCGGCCAAGCGTGGCGCCGCTAAGCGTCCCGATGACACTGCGGCTCACGCCGAGACTCGCAACGCCGTAGCCGACTCGCTGAACATGGCCGTAGGTCAGATCATGGGTCGGCTCGACGCCATGGCAGGTCAGCTATCTGACGTCCAGTCCTGGCAGGCCGAGCACACTACGGAGCACGCGGTTTCGCGCATCACCCGCGCCGACGTAGTGGAGCGCCGAACCGATGGGAAGTGACCCTGTAGGTAATCTAGAGAAGTGTCTTTCAAACGTGCCTCGCGCACTTGCTTCGCGCGGGCACATCCTGTTTCTCATTGCCCTAGGCGCATGGCTAATCGTCGTGCCGCTCGTACCGGGCACTGAGGCTATCCGGCCGTCCGAATTCGCCGAGCTCATCGGCGGGAACTGGACTAACGTCTCTTCGGCACTCGGCGCATGCATCGCGGCGGGTGCCTCTTTGCAGGCTCACAGCGAGGCGAAGCGGCACCGCCACCTAGCCGAGCGTATACACGCGTTACTCACCGAGAGGGAATCAGAGAATGGCAGTCAGTCCTAAGGTCAGCGCGGCTACGGTCGCAGCGTCTATGTCCACCGTGGTTATCGGCATCCTCGGTCAGCACGTCTACCCGGGCAACCTCGCGCCGGACGTGCAGGGCCTAGTCAACGCCGCGCTTACCGGTGCCGTCACGTTCGCGTCCGCGTGGTTCGCTCGTGCTGAGACTCTGGCCGTCAAGGTCGAGGGTGAAGTGAAGGCGGACCTAGCGCCGAAGGTCGCTGAGGCGGTCAAGGCGTATTCGCAGATCAAGCAGGCCGTAGAGCGTCCGCCGCTGGTCAGCGTGCAGCAGGAGACCCCGCCCACGCCCGTAGCCGTGCCGATCGTGCAGCCCGTAGCCGTGCCCGTTCAGCAGTAGGGAAGTCACCCTGTCTCTACTCCTCAGAGACCACGATACGTACCCCTGAGGAGTAGAGACCATGCGTCAGAGCATCGGCCTGATCGGCAAGATGGGCAGCGGTAAGGACAGCGTCGCAAACATCCTCACGGGCTCTTACGGGTTCGGCCGGGTGGCGTTCGCCGAGCCGCTGAAAAGGCTTGTGATCGAGGCTGACCCGCTGATCGGATGCGGCGGCGCACTCGACCGTCAGAACCTCGCGGCCGAGCCGGTTCACCTGTCTGATGTGCTGCGCACCATGACCTTTGAAGACGCGAAGCGCGCTTACCCGGAAGTCCGGCGGAGCCTTCAGCGCATCGGGCAGGGCGCGCGGCAGATTGACCCGGATTACTGGATCAGGCTTGCGCTCGCTGACGTCGAGTACGTTCACGGCGCGGGCATGCCCGTAGTCGTCACTGACGTTCGGTACGTGAACGAGGCTGAAGCACTGCGCGCGAAGGGCTTCCGGCTGGTCCGCGTGACCCGTCCGGCTAGCTCGGCCGGTATGACCACGGCGGAGACGCGCGAGGCTCTGCACGAGTCGGAAACCGCGCTCGACTACTACCCGGCGGACCTGACCCTGACCAACGATGGCGACATGATCGACCTGACCGGCAAAGTGCTTGCCATGCTCGGCTACTGAGCTGACCCCCGTAGTGCCCTCACCAGGCATTACGGGGGTTTTTTGTTTTTCACCCCACTCACGTGAGTGGAGTGCTTGCACAGGGCCCTGACCCTGTGTACTGTTGTCCCTCGTAAGGCACCACACGGACAAGGGAGAGGGTAGCGACATGGCTACGGACGTCTACGCGGATGTCATCGAAGAGATCAACGGCGAGCTTGAGACCCTGCGCCGCTACGTGGTCGAGGGGGGCAAGGAGGCGGAGGTTACGGAGCTGAAGGCCTCGATCGAGGCGAGCATTACGAACGGGTTCAAGGGGCAGACCAAGGCCGCTGTCTCGAACCGGAAGGAGTACCGGGGCCTGCTCGCCGAAGCGCTGAAGGCTCCGACGTCTAGCGAGCTCGTTGCGGCCAAGGCGGCGGAGGTTGAAGAGGCTGACGACCTGTCAGACCTCGAAGAGTCGATTTCCCTCGCGGCGGAGAACTACAAGTCGGTTACCGAATCGCAGGTCAAGGGCACTCGTAAGCTCGCTGAAATCCTCTTCGACATGCGTCTCCGCACGGTGGCGAAGGATGGCAAGGGCCCGGACGTCATGGGCAACTCGAAGAAGTACAAGAACGCCGCTGCTGAGGCGACCCGGCGCGTGCTCGCCCCGCTCGAAGGTGACTCGTCCGAGTTCGCCGAGGACATCCGGGCGCAGGTCAAGCGGCTCTCGTCCAACGTTCAGAACCACTTCGTAGACCTTCGGGTCGAGTTCGCTCGGGCGCTCGACAACAGCAGCGACTCGGAGCGCGAGCCGTTCGCGGCCATCCTCGCCGAAAACCCGGAGCTCCGCCCGTCCGTGGCAATCGCGCGTCACTATGACTTCGCTCTCGCCACCCGCGCCGAGCTCGCTAAGGCCAAGCGTGAAGAGGCTAAGGCGATCGAGGCCAAGAAGGAATCCGGCGAAGAGCTCACGGATGACGAGCGCGAGGTGATCGGCGACAAGGCCCCAGTTACCCCGGCGGACAACGTTCGGGCCGTCATCGCGGGTGTCACGAAAGTTGTTGTCACTGCGGCCAAGCGCGACGGCTGGGCGGACATCGAGAACAACGAGCGCAAGACTCTCGCGGAAGCGCTGAAGGCGCAGATCGCTGAGCTGACTCTCATGCTGAAGGAACTCGACAACTAACAACCAAATACCCGACACTCGCCCCCGGTTTCCCCGCCGGGGGCGCTAGCTTGCGGAGATACAACTCCCATGTTCAAGGCTCAGATCTGGGATCACGCCCGGGAAAAGCTCATCGCGCATAGTGGCTTCACTACGGCGCGCATGGCCGCCGAGAACCTGGCCGTTCTAATAGCACAGGGCGGAACGTGGACCGAGGATGAAGAGCAGACCATCGCTCGTCTGGTCGCTGGCGAGGGAATCCGCCACCGGAACCGGACTTACAAGGTGGTCGAGGAGGCCTAGGCCGCCTCGCTGAGAGCCCAAAAGGGCCCTACCTAACCAACTGGTCAGGTAGGGCCCTTTGCGTGTCTTAGATTGGCTGTGGTGGCTTCCGGTTGCCGCGCGAAGCGTTGCACGAGTAGTGAGCCGTTCGGCAGTTGCTGCGGACGTGCCCCGGAGAGCCCTTTACGGACAGCGGGACCACGTGATCGATGGTCGGCGCCAAGACGTGGGGAACCATTTTCAGCGGATCGCACTTCCGCCCGCAGAGCCAACAGACGTGGCGATCGTCTACGAACACTTGGTATCGGTTGACCTCTTCATAGGGGACGCCGTACTCAGAGCACCGGTCCCGGTAGTTTCCGCGTGATGGCATACCTGTACCTACCGGCTGACTTCCCCGGTTACTCTCCGTAGAGAATTCCCCATGCCGGCGATGGGCAGAGCGTAATCAGCGCAGGTCAGCGGCCTAGCTAGGTGACTAAGTGATGAAGTGACGAAAGAACATCACTTCTAGTTTCCTATGGAGTTTCCAAGGCAAAACCCGGACGGCTCGCACCACGTCACTTCGCCACTCCGGGGGAGCGGGGAAGTCAGCCTGTCTCTGTATGTCGTAAGCGACAACACGCAGAGAGGGCCGGATGAGCCAAGTACAGACAGTCATGCGCGGAGGTTCGCGCTTCTACGTGAATCCGGATGAGCCGCTAGTCACGGTGCCCGGAGTCACCAGCGTTATCGGGATGCTCGCAAAGCCGTTCCTTCAGTTCTGGTCCGCGAAGATGGCGGCGGAACTCGCGGTCGATTCCATCGACTACCTCAAGGAAATGGCGGAGAGGGACCGTGACGGCGCCGTCAGCTTCGTTAAGGGTGCGGCACAGCGCTACACGAAGACACGCGCTGAGATCGGCTCTCAGGCTCACGATCTGTTCGAGCGGATGATCCGGGGCGAGTACATCGGCCGGGTTCCGCCGGACCTCGAACCCTACCGGCGCCACTTCGCCGAGTTCATAGCCACCGTGAACCCGACGCTGATCAGCGCCGAAGACGTCATGTGGAGCGATCAGCACGCATACGCCGGTAGCTCTGACGCCATCCTCGCTGTGCGGCTCAACGAGCGGAACGAGCCGGACCCGAACGGCGAGCCGGTCACGCTGCTGTGCGACTGGAAGACGTCTAAGGACATTCACGCCGAGGTGGCGCTTCAGCTCAGCGCGTACGCGAACGCTGACCGGCTCGTCCGGCCCGATGGTGGCTCAGAGCCCATGGTCAACGTCGAGGGTGGCGCAGTGCTCCACATCACCCCAGACGGGTGGACTTTCCGCCCGGTCGAGATCGGCCCGGACGTGTTCGAAACCTTCCTAGCGCTGCGGAGGGTGTTCGAGTGGGACCGCGAGATCAGTAAGCGCGTGATCGGTAAGCCGATCGCTAAGTCTCAGTCATCGAAGTTGGTCACCGGCACGCAGAGGAGAGCGAAGTAATGGCGGACGAGCTGTTGGGTTTCAAGGTGGGCGACCAGATCGAGGCGCGCCACCCGGCTAAGGTGAACCGGCCGTGGATGCTCGGCAAGGTCAACATGATTGACACGGACGACATCAGCGAGGATGCGGAAGCGTTCTACATCATCTTCGATGGCGACTCGACCGGCTACTACGTGGACTATCACACGGTGCGCAAGCCGGGGGAGACGGGCAAGGCCAAGACGTACGAATACCGGCGCATCGGTGGCTCTGGCATGTTCGCCAATACCGGTTCCGACTGGTCACCGCTGAACCTTCAGGCGGGCGCAATCTCGATCAACGTTCCGGCGAATGCGTCGAGCTCGAAGATTGAGATCCGGGTGAAGCCGGACCGCACGGCGGACGAGATCGTGAAGAAGCTCCGCGATTTCGCGTACCGGCGAGGCATCGCGGCGGAAGCGCGCAAGATTCTGGACGGTGATTTCTAGCCGTGCGCATGGAGTTCCGCACCCGACGATACCCAGAGCGGTGGACCGATTGGCGACCGGTGATGGCCGGACCCATCACCCACGTTCCGGATCGGCACGACGATATGGAGTTCCGCGAGGCTCCGCCGCATACGGCCGCTGAGATCGTGGCTGAGCTCGAAAAGCTCGGCACGTCTGACCTGTCCGTCCGCGCTCACAAGGTTCTAAAAGGAGAGTTCTAGATGTTCATCGATCCCAAGGTTTCGCGCGCTGCCAACGAGTGGGTTCGCAATCAGGCCGAGGACAAGCTTCCGACCTTCCGGCGCACGTCGCCCGGTCTGGTCGAGGTGAACGGCGGCATCCTGCGCTACTCGTCCACCAGCGAGGCGTAACCGAGTCCAAGCCATCGAAAGGCAGTCCGCTCACGTGAGTGGACTGCCTTTCCCGTACCCGGAGAGGGGTTCACATGCTCGTCAAGATGCTGCGCTGGTGGGGTCGGGTCTTTTCGTTCACGTGCGGTCTGTGCGTGGGTCAAAAGCTGCTCCACTTCCACGGTGCCGCCTCATGGTCATGGGCGTTCACGTTCTTTCTGTGGGCGCTCGTCTGCTACTTCGCCGCTTTTTCGATCGAGGACCGAGGAGAGTAAATGCCCGAATTCACAGAGTGGCCGAAGACGCATCGGCTTTACCGAACCATCATCGTTTCCGAAAAGCTCGACGGCACGAATGCCGCGCTGCACATCGAAAAGCTCGGCGACGTCTCGCACATCACCATTGCTGACGAGTCGAGCGTGCGCGTCGGCAGCGACGTCTACCGGGTGACCGCGCAGAGCCGGAAGCGGCTCATCTACCCGGGCAAGGGCCCTGACGGTACCTCGCTCGACAACTACGGGTTTGCGGCGTGGTGCCAAGCTAACGCCGCTCGTCTGGTCGAGACGTTCGGGCAAGGGCTCCACTTCGGCGAGTGGTGGGGTAAGGGGATCAACCGGGGCTATGGGATCGAGGGTCGCCGGTTCTCACTGTTCAACACGGACAAGCACAAGGGTCTGTGCGCTGAGATCGGCGGCGTGGTGGTCGAGCCGGTCCCCGTGATGTATCAGGGCATGTTCTCTGACGAGTCGATTAAGGGCGCCCTAGCGGACCTCGCCTATAACGGCTCTGTCGCTGCGCCCGGCTTTCTGGACCCGGAAGGGGTCTGTGTGTTCCACTCGCAGACTCGTTCCGTGTGGAAGGTGACCCTAGACAATCAGGACTGCTCGAAGTGGGAGCCGTGGGCATGATCGGCATCCTGTTACTTGGGTTTCTCGGCGTTGCTCTCGGCTGCGTCTGGGCGCTGCTGATGTTCGGCGTGGCGCGCCTAATTGTCTGGATCTTCGGCCTGTAGGCCTAGGGAAGTCAGCCTGTAGAGAGAAGAGAGGGAGGGAGGCGGCGGAGCGGTAAACGCGCCCCATCTGCGCTAACACAGGCATTCACCGCGCGTAGCGTGACCCCGCCTCCCTTTCCGACCAACAGTGAGGAGAGAGAAAACGAATGGCACTGCTGAGGATTTTCGAGACTGACCCGGAGGCCCTGCCCAAGCCGCGCGTCTCGTTCGATGACGGATCTATCGCCAAGGTTCACAGCGGCAAGGTGGTGAATAACCGGCCGGTCGCGCTTCCCTACTTCCGCTTCACCACGGGTGATATCGAGGCTTCCGAAGCGCTCGCCGAGTTCTTCAACTCGTCCGTAGTGGACACGCGCAGCGACAAGGAAAATCACCTTGAGATCGAGACGGATACCGACTCGATCGAGATCGTTCTAGCCAATGTCGGCGCCCTCGAAGCGGACATGAAGCAGTGGATCAACGGGAAGCTTATCCACCACTGCGACGGCATCGAGTACCTTTCCCCGCCCGAGAAGATGGGGCTCGCGTGCGGCTGCCCGCCCTCGTTCAAGGAGCGGCAGAACAACGCGAAGGAATACCGGGGCCCGTCGCCGAGTATCAAGATGCTTTTCCGCCTGATGGGCGCCGAAGATCTCGGCCTGCTCGCGTATCAGTCCGGCTCGTGGAAGTTCGCTGAGATGCTTCAGCACTATGCGAAGCAGATCGACGGTATCGGCGCCGGTCGCCCCGTAGTCGCCACGTTCCGGCTCGAACTGGTCGAGTTCATGTCCAAGACGGTCGGAAAGGTCAGCTACCGCAAGCCGACGCTTGAGAACATCC